TATATAGGACAAGGAATTAAGCAGGGCACATTTAAGGTACTAGATACGTCTGGTAATACTTATAATGGATCTAACACGACATTTAGTTTAGGTACACAAGTAGGTGCCGCGGCACAGCTTTTAGTATCTCATGACGGTGTTATACAGTTACCCGGCACTGACTATACTTTAGCCAGTGGTGGTGCGTCAATTACATTTAGCACAGCACCTGCAAGTGGTGCAAGTATCTTTATCGTAGAAATATCTGGTGCAGTTGGTGGCACAGTTACACCTTCTGATGCGTCAGTTACAGCAGATAAACTTAACAGTGCTGTTTTAACAGGACTTACAGATATTGGAGCAGGAATAGCAGATGCAGATTTATTTTTAGTTGATGATGGTGCGGGAGGCACTTTAAGAAAAGTTGCCGCTTCAAGATTATCTACTTACATAAGTCCAACTTCAGCAACAGATTCTTTTTCAATTACGGGTTCTACGCCCACATTAACAATAGGTGATGGAGGCGCAGAAGATACGAAGATTGTTTTTGATGGCAATGCACAAGATTATTACATGGCTTTGGATGATTCCGCAGATGATTTAATTTTAGGTAAAGGTTCTACTGTTGGCACAACTCCAATCATATCTATGGCTGATGATGGAGATACTAAAATAACCTCAACAAGCACAGCCACAGGTGATGCGGCTTTAGAATTACATAGCACAGGAAACTCTAACGGAAACTATACAAATTTAAAATTTACATCAGCAGGTAACACCACTGGTTGTTTTATAAAGAGTAATCAAGCAGGTAGTGGTAATGCAGGAAGATTTGAATTTTGGGTTAATAATGATGGTACCTCTCAAGAAGCAATGAGAATACAATATAATGGGCCTGTTAAAATTGGTAGCAGAATGTTTATTGACGATGATGTTGATAGTAATTCAAAAATCGGTGCAGAATTTGGTGGTAATAACGAAAATGGAATAAAACTTAATGATAAAGATGCGGCTGGCGATGCGATGTATTTACAGTTTATGAAAACCGATTCTCGAATAGGTTTTATTTCTAGGTCTGGAACTGGTAATGCCATCACTTATTCCACATCATCAGACTACAGATTGAAAGATGACGTTGTTAATAAAACTGATGGTATTGAAAAAATAAAATTACTCACTCCTAAAAAGTTTTATTGGAAAGACGATTCAACAAAAACTATGGTAGATGGATTTCTCGCTCATGAAGTATCTGACGTTGTGCCAGAGGCAGTCACTGGCACGAAAGACGCTGTTGATGAAGATAATAAAATAATTCCACAAGGCATAGACCAATCAAAATTAGTACCACTACTCACTGCGGCACTTAAAGAAGCAATAACAGAAATTGAATCTCTTAAAGCAAGAGTAACAACGCTAGAAGGCTAATGTCTAAACTATCTGTAAACAACACTTACTTTACACCAGTAAAGAAAAGAACAAGTGTAGGTGATTCTTCTAGAAGTAGACCAAAGAACAAAAGCACTAGAAGATTACACAAAAGAACGAGAGGACAAGGTAAACCATAATGCCACTAGGACATGGATCAATAGCTGAGTTTGCTGTCGCTTCTGTTAGAGGTGGTGGAGTTCAAAACGTAGGATCACCATTTATATCTGGTTCGTCCTTCGCGGCTAGTGTAGGCGATGAGTCTGTAACAGGTTCTGCATCTATATCACAATCTGGTTCAAGTTTAGTTTCTACCTTTTCTATAGGAACAGAAACTGTAACTGGTACAGCTAGTATTACTACAACAACGGCAGGAGTAATAACATCTGGTTTAGGCGAAGAGACACCATTTGGTGAAAACTTTCAAAATATAATTACATTTTCAACAGGATCTCCAAACTTGTTTATTTGGAGTGAGGTTGATGATTCACAGACTATAACATGGACGGACGTAGAACCGGGGTCCACAGACTAGGAGAAATAAATGGCTTCAACATTTTCAAGCGCATTAAACTTAGAGCTTCAAGCCAGTGGAGAAAACTCTGGAACTTGGGGTGTAATAACAAATAACAATTTACAAAAGGTAGAATCAGCAATCAAAGGATATGTGTCTATTGCCATTGCAAGCACAACTGATGCACTTGCTACATCAGATGGATCTACCACAGACGAACAAAGTAATGCCATAATTAAATTAACAGGCACACTTACTGGTAATACTACCATGCAGAGTGAAGCTGTAGAAACATGGTACATTGTTGATGATGCAACCACACACGGTGGTAATACACTAGGGTTTAAACCAGCAGGAGGAACCGCTGTTAATTTAGTAGAGGGTGCAAAACACATTTTGTATTCTGATGGTTCTACTATGTTTGATGTATTAGCTGATGCTGGTAATGTAAAAGCAAACGGAACACTAACAGTTTCTGGAAATACATCTCTTGACGGTGGTACTTTTGTATTTAACGAGTCATCAGCAGATTTAGATTTTAGAATTGAAGGTAACGGTGATGCAAACTTATTTTTTACTGATGCGGGTAACGATAGGGTAGGTATTAAAACAAACTCACCCTCTACAGAGTTACATGTTGTTGGTGGTATTAAAGCCACAGGTGCAATCGACTTTGATGGTGGCGGGCTTACATTTAATGATTCTGGTGCCGCTCTTGATTTTAGAATAGAAACAGATACTTTAACACATGCTTTCTTTGCAGATGGTTCTGCCGATAAAATAGGTTTTGGTACATCATCTCCTACAAGTGCGTTTGTTACAATAGATCAAGCAAGCTCTACAGGTGCGATAGCTTGTTTAACATTAGACCAAGGTGACGGCGATCAAGAGTTTATTAGGTTTGATGGTACAAGTGCTTCTGATGGATCAAAGAGTATATCATCGTCAACAGACACAGGTGGATCAAAGGTAGGTGCAATACGTATTAATATAAATGGTACTGATCGTTTTATAAGGATTTATGACTCTGCGATTTAATTATGCCTTTATCAAAATTACAGATAGCACCGGGAATAGATAAACAAAATACCGAATATGGAGCCGAAGGGCGTTGGGTAGATTGTGATAATGTTCGTTTTAGATACGGCTTACCAGAAAAAATAGGTGGTTGGGAAAAAGTAACAAGCGATGCACTCGTTGGTGCAACAAGAGCGATCTTATCTTATTCTGATTTAAATGGTGTCAAGTACATTGTGTATGGCACAAATAAAAAATTATACGCTTACTCTGAAGGTAGTTATGCTGACATAACACCAACTCGTTCTACAGGCACAGGTAACATTACACAATTTGCAACAACAAACGGATCTTCCACCGTTACAGTCACTGACTCTAGTCATGGTGCTTTGATTGGTGATTTTGTTACGATTGCTAGTGTAAGTGGTGCAGTGGGCGGAATATCTGCCGCTAATCTACAAGGCGAGTTTGAAATACTGACAGTTCCTAATGCAAATACTTATACAATAGAAGCAAAGGCCGCGGCTAGTTCTGAAACAACTGGAGCTACAGCTAATGCTACGTATCAAGTTAATACTGGAGCGGCCGTATCTTTATTTGGTTATGGTTGGGGTGCAGGTACATGGAGTACGTCAACATGGAACACTTCTCGTGAAGGTCTAACAGGTGCAGATAAGCCATTGCTAGAATCAGCAAAGTGGGCACTTGATAACTGGGGTGAAGATGTATTAGCTTTACAATTTAATGGTGGCTTGTTTTACTGGGACACCTCTGATGGATTAACAAGTTTAGCTACCACAACAGAAGTAAGTGGTGCTCCAACTAAATCTAGATTTATGCTCGTGTCTGGTGATGATAGACACGTTATTTGTTTTGGCACAGAAACAACAATAGGCACGACATCTACACAAGATAATATGTTTATTCGTTGGTCTGATCAAGAATCAACGAGTGATTGGACACCAACTGCTACAAACACAGCAGGATCATTTAGATTAGTTGATGGTAACCAAATTAATACGGCTGTTAGATCAAGGGGTGCTGTCATGATATGGACAGATACAGCATTGTATTCTATGCAGTTTATTGGTGCGCCTTTGACATTTGGTTTTAAACAAATTGGTTCTAATTGTGGCGCTGTAGGTATTAATGCGGCCGTTGATGTATCTGGTAACTCATACTGGATGAGCAACGATTCTTTCTTTGTGTACGATGGTGCTGTAAAAAAGATACCTTGTTCAGTAGAAGACTATGTGTTTGATGACATTAATGAAAATGCAAAACAAGATGTATTCTGTGCGGCTAACTCTAATTATAACGAAGTTATGTGGTTTTATGCATCTGCCAACTCTGATCAAATTGATAGAATGGTAATATACAATTATGCAGAAAAACTTTGGTATATTGGCACACTTGCTAGAACATCTTGGTCTGACTACGGTGTTTATCCTGTGCCGTATGCTACACAGTTTTTATCAACAGACACAACTGCAACTATATCTACAATTACAGGACTAAAAGCTGGTAGAACATTTGTATTTTTACATGAAACAGGAACAGAAGATGATGGCTCTGCTATGGCAAACCATATTGAATCTGGTGACATAGACATTGCTGACGGTGATAACTTTATGTCAATATCAAGATTTATACCAGACTTTAAAGACTTAACAGGTACAGCAGACATCACAATTAAAACTAGACCATATCCATCTGGCACACAAACAACTCACGGATCATTTGATGTAACAACATCAACAACAAAAGTTAATACACGTATACGTGGTAGACAGGTTGCTGTTAGAGTTAGTAGTGATGGTACCGGCGATAAATGGCGATATGGCACGATGCGTTTGGATATTAGACCAGACGGAATGAGAGGTAGCTAATGGCAAAGATTGTAACACCACGTCTACCAGAAGCAACAGAAGAATACAGTAGAGAACAAGTATCTCAACTTGTACAGACATTAGAACAAGTTATCTTTGTCTTAAATAATACATATATACCAGAAAAACTACGTGAAGATGATGAGCGTATTAGTTTCTTTTTGTCCTAATGCCTAACGTTTATACTAATCATAAAGCAAAGTTAGCTAACACAAATTTAACGACAATCTATACTGTGCCTACAGCAAAGACAGCCATTATAAAATCTATACGTGTTGCAAATGAAGATACAAGTAATGATTGTAATATTACGGTGACATTATCT